GACCTTCGGCCTGGGCGCGCTCCTTGTCGGTCTCGGCGGTCGAGCGGTTCATCGACTTGATGAACGGCGTGGGCGCGAGGCTGAAGGCGAACGTCACGATGCGGGCGAGCCACTCGTCGAAGTCGTCTTTCAGGGGCGCATCCTTGAAGCTCTCGTATTTCGCCCCGTTGGGCATGACGAGGAGCTTGGCCTGCGCGCCCGTGTTGCCAGCGATCCGCTGGTCGATGAAGCTCTGGAACTCCTTCGTCTGCTCGGTCGTCCAGCCCTCTGGGCCGGTGATGAAGCCCGCCGGGGTGTTGCCCTCGGAGAAGTAGGCCAGCTGAGCGGCTTGGCGGCGCATGTAGGTGTTGATGGTGACGATGATCTGCTCGACCGGGCTGAAGCCGTAGTTGTGGCCGGGGCGCGGGTTGCGCGGCACATAGAGCAGGTCGGCGTTGGTGAAGTTATACCACGGACGGCCCTTGATGACCTGCTGATAGGCCACGTCGTTCGGGCCTCGCGGGCGGCGTCCGGTGTCGTCCACCATCGGGTGGATCGTATCGCCGGGCAGCACTTCCATCGCGAACAGCTTGCCGTTGCGCAGGCGGCGCATTTCCCACGTCGCCCAGTCACCCACGAAGAGGTCTTCGAGCGATGCGCGCAGCCACGTCGAGAAGTCGGTGTAGCCGTCAGGCTTCTCCCAGAACGCGATGCAGGCGGCGATGCCAGGATCGTTCTTGGTGCCGTCATCCTTGCCCTTGTCGTCGTCGATGGCCTTGATCGACCAGCTTAGGCCCTCGACCTGATCCTTCCGGGTCTCGATGCAGAGGCGGACGATCTCGATATTGGCGAACGCCCGCAGCGTCTTGGTGCTGGTCTCATAGGCGCGCGGCGTGATGACCGTGTTCTCGGAGACCACGAAGTCGCGGGCGCGGGGCGAAACGCCAAGCTGCGGGACGAGGGGCGTGCCTGCGCCGAACACGCCGTTGGTGCCGTCCGTGCCGTCCGTGCCCTGGATCGTCGTCGGCTGCTTGTGCGCGGTCGAGAGTGACGGGATCGGCTCGCCGTTCGACTGGAAGCCGGGGCGTGCTTGGTTGTTCCCGATGCGCGGAGGATCAGTTAGGGACATTCAGAAGCCTCCAGCGGCTTGCGGGGTGGGATTGAGAACGGCGCGTTCATGCGCTCGTCGATGCCCACGGCGACCGCTTCGAGGTCGATATCAGCGAGGCTCTGCAGGGCTTCCATCATGGCGATGCCCTCGTCGTCGTAGCTGTGCTCGTCGGGCACGATCAGGAAGCCGACCATGCGAGCGCCGCGTGGGTAGTCTGCGGGCAGGTCGATGGTGGCAATCGCCATCATTGCGAGACGGGCGACGAGACGCTGGACTTCAAGGCTCGGCAGGTTCGGATTGGTGGGGTCGGCCATGAGGTCTGCGTCCATCGAGTGCCCCTACGTCTTGAGCTTGGTGAGCCCCGATCCGACAAGCCCCGCGCCAACCCACTGCGGGACGGCAGGAAGGGCGAACGTGGCAATGCCGACCAGGATCAGGAAATACGGGCCGGTCTTGTCGCTCGCAGCCGTGAGGTCGGCGACGAACGTGCTGGCGCGGGTGGGTGGAACGTCGGTCATTGGTGTCGTGTTTCCTGATCGGCGAGCCATGCGCGAGTGCCGCGCTTGTGGATCGAGGGCTTGTGGGTGATGACCAGAGGCTCGGCGGGGATGTGCGGGATATCCGGCGCGTCGAACTCGGCCACGGCTGCGGCGGCGTCACGGTTGAAGTCGCGGGCGATCTCGTAATAGGCTTGGCCCTTCATCGGAGCCAGGAACGAGTTAAACGCGCGTGACGTGCTGTCGGCGTCGTCGTCGAACTTGGCGTCGGGGAAGCCTTCGAGCGCGGCGAACCATCGGTCGTTCCAGTCGCCGCGCAGCACCTTGACGTTGCCGCCTTCAGCCTGTGCGGAGAACGGGCCGAAGCGCGTCGCCTTGTCGCCACTCTCTGTCGAGGACCGGACGTTGTAGCCAGCGAGCGCCTTGGTGAACGCGAGCTTCTGCGACACGCCTGCTTGACCGGGGTCCTGCGGGATCGACTGCAGACAGCCTACGCCGTCTTGCGAGGCGGTGTTGCGGAGGAACTGCTCGACCTTCGCCGGGCCTTCGCGGAGCGTGGTGTTGTCGAGGACGACGAACGTCCCGTCCGGGGTGCGGCCCATCTTGGTGGATGCCGTCGCGTCGGGGTCGTTGGTGTCGGTCTTCGGGGTTGCCGCGAAGTCCCAGCCCCGGATAATCTCCATACCTGCAGGGGCTACGTCGATGACCTCACACCAGTCTCGCTGGAATAGCAGTCCCGCAGCCGCCCTGATCTTCCAGTTGCCGCCCAGCAGGCGCTCTCGCTCGACTGTGGGCAATGCCAGAAGGGTTGCTCGGTAGTTCGGGTCGAGGTCGGTCAGCGCGCGATTGTCAGCCAGAGTGGCCGGGATGAAAGTGAGGGACTTCGCGGGGATCGGGACGCCATCGTCGTCGGTGTAGCTGGCAAGCTCCTCGCGGGTGTCTGCCCAGATGATGTTGTCGTGCAGCCGGATGAACCAGCGCAACACGGCGGCGCGCTCGGGGATCGGATAGCCGGTGACCGGGTTGATCCACCAGCTGATCAGCTTGGCGACCCAGCTATCCACGTCCGGGTTGCAGGTCGCTCGCACATAAGGCTTGACGCCACACGTCGAACGGTTCCGGCTCATGAGATACCAGAACTGGCGCTCGGAGAAGTGGGTCAGCTCGTCGAAGCAGATGAGCGCGATCTGGGAGCCCTGCCAGTCATGCACGTTCTTGTCGTGCTCCAGGTGCGAGAACTTCACTGTCCCGCCTTCAGGCCAGCGCCACGTCAGGCTGTGCTGCGCGCCGTGACCGTTCGCATGGGAATACAGCTTCTCGCTTTCGTCCCAGAGGCCACCGGGGTTGCGCACCTGCACGGTGTTGCGGCGGAACATGACGCAGGTGAAGCCGGGCACGGTCTGGACGTGGCGGATCGGCTCCATCAGGAGGGCGAACGTCTTGCCGCCACCGGCGCCACCGCCGTAGATCACGATGTCAGCCCGCGAGGTGATGAACTGCATCTGAGGGCCGGGTTGGGCCTCGATCTTAATTACCTTCGTCCGGGTAGCCTCTGCCGTTGTCATGGATGATGAATACCGTCTTGGTGTTGACCTCCAGCGGCGCTCCGCCGGGTCCGCTCAGTTCCGTCTGCTGCTTGTCGGCCTGTCCGAGCCATTGCTTGCCCAGCCACACCATCATCGTCGAGTTGCCAGCCATCGCGGCGCGGTACTGCGCTGCACGGAGGCTGGACCGGCCACTGGCGGCTCCCTCGTCATAGGCGCGCTGCACCTCGGGGAACTCAGCCTTGAACTTCAGGAACGTCGGCTCGCTTACCTGCAGGGCATGGGCCACGTCCTTCATGGTTGCCGACACGCGACCCAGCGCGAACACGGTCTTGAGCGTCGCCACGTCTGGGTTCAGCGACCGGGGGCGACCAGCCTTTTTAGGAGCTAAAACAATGGTCGGCTTGGCCGGGGCTGGCTTGGCCGTCTCCTCTGGCTTGGTCTTGGGGGCTCTCGCCATGCGTCACCTATGGTCCATTGCGACTGGGGCGCGTTGGTCCCTCAGTGAAAATAGTTGGTCTGGGTTGAAGAAAGGGTATTGCATACCCGTCAGGCTTAGGTATTATATACCCATCGGCAAGGGCATTCCGCCCGGCCAGGGAGACTACGGACATGACCCGCACCTTCGGTATCGAGATCGAGGCTTACGGTAACTCCACCGCCAACGTCGCTGCGAAGCTCAACGCGGCGGGCATCTCCTGCCGGGTAGACGGCTACTACAACCACGAAGCTCGGAGCTACTGGAAGATCGTCACGGACGGTTCGCTGCGGAACGACCGGGGCAACAACCGGAACTGCTACGAGATCGTCTCTCCCATCCTTCAGGGTGAAGAGGGGCTTCGGCAGGTTCGGGTCGTCATGCAGACGCTCCAGCGCATCGGTGCCAAGGTCAATCGCTCTTGCGGGATGCACGTCCACGTCGGCGCGGCGGGCCTCGACGTTCGGGCCTTCAAGCGCATCGCCAAGGCGTTCCTCGTTTTCGAGCCGTTCTTCGACAGCGTCGTCGCCCCCGAGCGTCAACGGAGCAATGCCCACTACACCCGGTCGAACGTGCAGGCTCTCAGCCATCAGGGCGAGCCGTACCAGCCGAACTTCCAGCGCGGCGGGTTCGACCACAAGGCGGTCCAGATCGCGGTCACTAAGCTCGACGAGTGCGACACGGTTCCGCAGGTCATCGCGACGATGAGCCCGACGCGCTCCATGAAGCTCAACATGACGGCGGTCAATCGGCACGGGACCTTGGAGTTCCGGCAGCATCACGGAGCCATCTGCCCGGTCGCCGCCAGCGAGTGGATTAAGCTCATCCTCGCATTCGTCGAGGGTGCAGCAGCCAAAAAGGAGCTTCGGCCCCTTCACCGCGCACCGACTGCCGACGAGAAGGCGGCGAACTTCTACAAGCGTTACAACCTCTCCCCGGAGACCATCGCGCATTTCGAGGCTCGCCGGGCTCGTTTCACCCAAGCCGCCTAAGTCATCCCAGAAAGGATCAGGACCATGCCTTCAGCCCCACTCTGCTTCGCCTACGGCTCCAACCTCAACATCGCCCAGATGCGGGTCCGGTGCCCTGCAGCCCGGCCATTCGGTCGGATGCGTATCCACGACTACACGCTGGTGTTCGACGGGGTCGCCGACATCATTCACAGCCCCGGCCATGTGGTCGAGGGGGCCTGCTACTGGATCACCGACGAGTGTGAAGCCGCGCTCGACATTTACGAGGGGTTCCCCAGGCTCTATGTGAAGCGTTACCTGCCTGTCGAGGTCACGCACAAGGACGGGTCAGTCACCATCGAGGACTGCATGTTCTACACGATGGAGACGACGCGCATCCGCCGCCCGTCCACCTACTATCTCGACGTAATCCGCCAAGGCTTCAAGGATTGGAACATCCCCCGTGACACACTCAACGCCGCCGTCTCCGTCGCCCGCCGCCAGCCCCGCACCTACCCAGCCGTCTACCATCCAGACCTATGGTCGCAATGCGGATTTGACGAGGATTTTGATGATACGGCGAAACCTTTCGGTGGCTGATGTCGCCCGGCTCGTCCGGGTCAGCGAGCACACCGTGAGGGCGTGGATCAAGTCGCCCGGTTCCAAGTCGCACAATGCGATGCCAGACATGGCCGTCGAGCTTCTCTTTCTCAAGCTCGGCGAGCCGGTGCCCGCTTCGCTCGACGAATAGGCAACAGTCGCCCAGGGAGGGGTGCTGGGCGGGAAAGTCTAGGCCGGGGGCACGGATACGCCCTCGGCTCGCCTTTTGGCCAGGATGAGGGCCTGACGGCGGCTGATCCAAGCCTTGCGGAACTCAACGTCCTCGAACAGCTTGGAGAAGCCGGTGATGTGCTTTAGCCTCAGCAGCTCCTCGGGCTCCATCCCCAGCTCGTTGCAGATGGCCACGTCTTCCCAGCCGTTCTCCAGCATCTGGAAGACCATGTTAGACATGCCCGCGACGGAGTGCTTGCCCCGCGCCCGGTTGTGACGGACGGTCGAGGCCATCCGGTCGTTGATGTCCTTCTGGATCACTACGATGGGCAGCAGGCCGTGATTGCGGGCCAGGATGTCGGGGTTGGTCTTGCAGGTGAAGTAGCGGTGGAAGCCGTCCACGATCTCATACTTGCCGGTCTCGGCATTCAGGATCGTGACCACCGGCTGGGTGTAGCCGTCGTGCAGTATCGAATGATACAGCAGGCGCATCTCGGTCTTGGCCACCGAGTTCGGATTGTAGGCATTGGGCACAACGTCGTCGATGGGCACCCAGCGGATGCGGTCCACCGGCTGCTCCTTCAGCGGCGAGCGCTGGTGCAGGGCCTCGCGCAGCGCCTCGATCCCCTTGATCGGGTCGTCGAACGTGGCCAGCAGCTGGTCGAGCACGAACTCGATGGGGTCCTTCGGGGCGGTCATGCGAGTTCCTTGTTGCCGTCTTCCATCGAGGTCTGTCGCCACCCGCCATACTTGGAGGTGGTCTTCGATCCGGCGTTGATGCGGGTCGAGGCGTGGCTCGCCACGAAGCTGGAGAACTTCACGCCCTCCCAGTCGTTGGTTAGCACCTGCGACACCTGATTGCGGTGGAGGTCTCGGAGCACCTTCTCGTCATCCCAGTCCTTGGCCTGCTTGACGAAGTTCGCCGCCATCTTGGTCTGGATCGCCGGGTCGGTGACTAGCTTGTCGAGGAGGTGGTCGCGGTACTCAGCCCAGTCCTTGAACATGCTCGGGAGCACCTTCGGGACGAACATGTCGGCCTTCATCTTCCCAGCCGTGTTGATGCCCGAGAGGCGGAACACCAGCTTGTTCCAGGTGTCGGCCTCGATCTCCTGCAGGTAATACAGGACCGTGACCGCCGTCTCATGGTGCAGGTTCGAGACCCGCATCTGGTTGAACGGCACACCGTGCTGGAACATCGCGTCATAGATCGGGCAGTAGCGCCACTTGTTGACGTGGATCGCCTTCCAGATGTCGGTGTCGGTCCAGTCGTACAGCGGGTAGAGCGTGTAGTGGCCGCGCTTCTCGTCCTGCTTCCGGCCCCAGGTGGCGCCCTTGTAGGTCTCGTAGCTCGTCAGGCCCTTCATGCGCGCCGGGCTCTCGGAGGCGCGGACGCCAGCGAGGCGCACAGCCTTCTCGTTCGGATAGTCGGTGCGCGGGATGGCGTCGAACATGTCCTTGAAGCGGTCGGTGCCGTAGGTG